AGTGTCAGGAACTGCAGACGCTTTCCGTCGAGCTCAACTGACAGTGCACGGAAGAAGTCCGTGGAGAGATCGTACTGGTTATCTCCTGCGACCAGGGGAATGCTCTGCGTTCCAAGCAGAGACGATACCTGCTTCTGAATCTGCAGCTGTGACTCGTTGATCCACCGGAGGATATCCGTGATCTCCACAACTGCGCCAGTAGGGTCGCCGTACTGGCTCTTGACAGCCTCGATAACATAGGCAGCAGTAGCAGCCACGAGGCTACCTCCGTCGGATCGAGGTGAACTTGTGCGACTCGCCTGTCACTGGATTGGTCGCCGTATACGTGTCCTTCGGCGACCTCAAGACATCTGCTGCCATCTCGGACAGCGCGCGTGTCTCGTCCTGGTAACGGCGCTTCTCGCCGAGAACGATAGCCTGGTTGGCCTTGTCGATCCGAGCGAGAACATCGAGCTTCTGCGTGTCGAGAGCGTATAGGCGCTCGAGCACACTCGCATCCAGCTTCCACACTTCCATGATCACTCGAAGCTGTTGATCGGGACAACGCTCCATGATGCGATATGGAGCGTCGGTGAAGTCCGCCTGATCGGGGTCAGCGAACTGCACGACGATGTTCTCGTCGTACTCTTGCAAACGGCGCACCACGCCGAGGACATCATCTGAAACAGAGATGCCCCCGGCGAGGTGGTTGAGCCGTTCCCCGACTATGTCGTCAACTCCCCTGATGTGGCCCATCGCGGTCTCCTGGACTCCTACAGGGGGTCAGCCTTCGATGATGTCGGCGAGGATGCCGTGGGCGTTGCGCTGGCGGGTGGCGAGCTCGTAGAAGCACCGCATCATGGCCTCCCACGCGTCGAAGTCGGTCACCCACTTGATGATCGAGCCGTCCTCGTCCATCCAGTGCCACTCGCGGCTCCGGTAGACGCGGAACTTGTCCTCGTCGAGGAAGTGCATCTTCTTCGGCGGGTGGTCCACGTCCTCGACGACGGGGATCTCCTTGCCGTAGTTGAAGGCGAGGCCGCTGAAGCCGCCGGCGAACTCCTTCGTGTTCGGGTACCGCCGCTGCTGCACGAGCAGCGAGAAGTACGACCGACGCACGCCGAGGCTCGTCATGATGAGCGACGTGATGCCGCCCTGCCGACGGATGTCGTCGCACAGCTGGATCATCAGACCCTCGGACAGAGGCCGAGGGGTACCGCCGTTGGCGTTGATCCGAGCCGCCCAGATCGGCGTCGTCGCCGGATCGAGCGTGTGCAGAGGCGTCACGTTGTGGACGATGTTCCCGACGCCCGAGGGCTCCAGGTTGTAGTCGCCCGCTCGGTAGATGCCCTGCAGGACGGTCGCCGTCCACGAGGCCGACAGCGTCACCGTGTTCGTGTCGTAGTTGACCGAGACGACAGTGGCGTTCTGGAGACCGCCGGTGGGCGAGCCTGACGAGCGGACGAGCACGTCGACCAGCATGCCCTCGAGGATCCACTGCGCGTTGTCGACCGTGTGGGTCGCCGACGTCGCGGTGTCGGTGAGGGATGCGATGAGGCCGGTGCTGTCGCCGTAGATGATCCGCGAGGAGTCCTTGGCGAGATCGTTCTTCAGGCCCTCGTTCTCGGCCTCGACCGCGTTGGTGAACGCCTGGGTGTTCGTCTTCGCCAGCTCCATGAGCTGCCCGGTGTAGCGCACACGGCCGTAGCCGTACCGGAGCGGGACGTGCACCTCGGCGTAGCCCTGCTGACCGCTCGCCGGCAGCTGGCCGTTCTCCGCACGGAAGCCGATGCCCGTGTTCCTCTTGATGTGGATGGGGAAGTCGACGTACTTGCCGCCGACGTTCGACGACACGCCCTCGCTGGTGCGCTCGATTCGCCGAGGCAGAACGACCTCGTTCTGCAACTGCTCCTCGATGCGCGGTCCGTAGACCTCCTTGAGGATCGCATCGACTGTCGCCATGGTTGCGGGCATCAGGTCCTCCTCGTGTGCCCTATGACTGCCTTGCGTGTTCCAGCATCTGAGCCACGGTGGCCCGACGCTGCTTGTCGGAGGCCTGAGCGATGGGCACCTGCCCGGAAACGGCGGAGCCGCCGTTGAGAACGGGCACCGGAGGCGGCACAGGTTGGCCTCCATTGCTGGCCTGTGCCACTGGCTGCCACTGAGCCCTGAACGCCTGGACCGCCTGAGCGGGCTCCATGCCGGCGGCGAGGTTGTTGATCACGATGCTGTCGTCGAAGTCGCCCAGCTCTCGATGCAGGCTCTCGATGTACTGCTCGAACTGGGCATCCGCCTCTTGGTCCCGCTGCGCTTGAAGCTGCTGCTGCTGATTGAGAGCCATGCTCTCGATCGCCCGCTGCTGCTGCTGGAGCATCTGCTCGACGTGCGGAGGCAGCTGCGCGTACTGCGGCTGCTGCTGGAGCTGAGGGACGAACCCCGGCTGACCCGGAGCAACCTGCTGCGGCTGCTGCTGAGGGAACTGCGGCTGCTGTTGAGGGGCGCCCTGCCCGCCGGAAGCCCGCTGCAGCATCTCGATCGTGCCGGTGGGGTCCTGGTTGAACATATCCCAGACACGAGCGGCCATCTCGAGATCTTCGGGATCGTAGTCGGCGTACGGCGCCAACCCGGCGTACTGGGACTCGACCTCCATGAGACGCCGCGTGTGGCCGGCATCCCACTTCGTGATATGCGGCATGAGCGCAGCACGCTCTGCCTCGGGGATCTGCTCGAGCATGCTGCGACCGTAGTCGCTGAGCTGTGGCGTCGGGGGCGCCGTGGGAGCTGCTTGGGCGGGAGCGGGAGCTGCAGGAGCGGGGGCCTGTGCAGGAGGGGCCAGGCCCTGGAATCCCTGAGCACCTGAGTCGGGGGCTGCACTCGGATCGGACACGTGAACCTCGCTGGTCGTCGGACTGATGCCAGATTACCCGGGCACTGCTACCCGGGTACCAGGCACCTCTGGAAGATCTCGAACTACCGCGTGCGGGTGGTTCGACGAGTCATTGTCGGAGCGCCGGAGGCGTATCGACCTCCACCGTTCCGACGGTTGATCGCTCGGCGGGCGACAGCCTGGAGTTGCTGGCCGCCCTGCATGGCCTTGCTCGGACGCATGTTCGACCCGGGCGAGCCGGGCATCGTCCGCACGCCGGTGATGGGGTTGGCTCCTGGCATCGGCCTCGTCGCCGCACCGGGAGCGCCAGGGTTCGCGATCGCCCGACCCGAAGGCATGTTCTTCGGAGTGTTCACCGTCGAGCCCGGAGTTGTAGGGATGGTGCGACCACGCCTCGATCGAGGCACGCCCGCTGCACGGCGGACCAGAGCTCGATTCATCGTCGCCGCATCGAACTGGGGTGTCTTGGTAGCCACGTCCCCTCCTAGGAGATCGTCCAGGGCTCGGTCACCTGGCGCAACATGAAGAGCTTGTCGTTCATGTTGCACCTGTCGAGGTATGCCTGCGAGAAGCCGGCCAACGCGAGGATCTGATCCAGGTCCTCGAGCGTCTGAGCGCTGTTGTTGTTCCAGGCCTCGAACGACGGCGCCGTCTGCTGAGCGACAGTCACCGTGCCGCCGGTGAGGTCGACGTTCGTGAAGATGGGCAGAGGGAAATCGAACGCCGCTGCCTTGGCAGCCATCGTGACATCGACGGGCGACGTGCCGAGAGGTCCGCCGGTCGCCGTGCAGCCAGCCGCTCCGATCGCAGGGACTCCGCGCAGAGCATCACGCAGCTGCGTAGCGGTCGCGAGACGCGGGATGTTCGCCGTCAGGACGCTGCCGACGAGAAGCTGGAAGTTGTTGCCACCGCTCGCCGTTCCAGTGAAGCGAATGACCTTGGCGGTACCAGGAGTCCGGCCGACGGCTGGGACCCCGTACCTGTTCCCGATCTGAGTCTGAGGCATCTCGTGTCCCTCCTACAGGGGGGTGCCGCCCGCCTGAGCGGGATCGTTGGTCGGCATAGCCGGCTCTTCGCTCTGCGCTGGCTCCGACGCTGGGATCGCCTCGCCTCCTGGTTCTCCTCCCTCGGAGGGAGCGCCAGTCTGGAGTTCTCCAAGCTCGGGGTGCGCAGCTGCGAGTTGCTGGATCTGCACCATCTGTTCCGGGTTCATCGTAGGCGGAAGGCCCGCCATCGCGCGATGCAGCTCAACATGCCTCTCGAATTCCTGCTTGAGTTCTTCCGGAAGTCCTTCGAACTCCTGACGCTTCCGGTAGTTGTTGTGCACCTCGATGTGGAGCTGGTGGTCGTCCCACGTGTTGACGGGAACCAGAGGCATCTGATGATCCGGAGGGTAAATCTGATCCGGAGTGATCGCGCCCGTGTACGCGTTCCCCATCATCCCACCCTGAGTGGGATCCATCGGCACCTGTCCGCCGAGCGGCATACCCGCGCCCAGGTCTGCCGGCATCCCGGATTCTCCCAGGCCCCCGCCCGGGAGGGGAGCCGGCATTCCTGGTGCCGCTGCCATGCCGGGAGCGCTGCCGAGGGCTGGACTTTCGGGCGCTCCGGCGCTGCTTGCATCTTGAGGCATCATCGGATCCTGAGCCATCGGATCCTGAGCCATCGGATCTTGCCCAGGCATCGAAGCCTGGAGACCGCTGATGAGACCCTGGAACTGCGTCGCCAGACGGGACGGCTGGATCAGGCTCTCATCCGACATCTTCATGTTCTCGCGCTCAGCCTGCCGGCGATCGAGCTGCGTCTCCTCGTACATCTGGCTGGTCTCAGCCATCTCCAGGTACCGGAGCGCCTCGTCGGGGCCGATAATCTGCATCTTGGCCAGCTCGAGGATCAGAGCCTGCTTTGCTGCGATCGACCTCGGCATCGCCGAGCCCGCCTGGATGTTCAGGTCCGTGTTCCCACGCAGGTCCAGCTTGGAGAATTCCTTGATCTCCCACGTGTTGTCCGGACCGAGGACCTTGACCATGTGGGCCTCGTCCCAGCGCTCGTGCACATGGCACAGCCAGTGACGACCCACACGCTCCACACCCGTCTCCAGCGAGCTGATGATGGGAGCGATCATCGTGTCGTCCGACTCCTGGATGAACGCCAGCGCAGAGGCCGCCGTCACGCCCTGGGGGACCGTGCCAGTGCTGACCTCATGCTGCCCCGAGATGTCGGCCATGTCCAGGAGCGAACGATCCAGCTCCTGCAGCACGTACTCGGGAAGGCCAGTCAACGTCAGAGGCGTCGGCTTCTCGTAGCCCGGCGTGTAGAAGATGACCAGTCCTGGCTCCGAGGTGATCTGATCCGCCCTGACCGACCCCCTCGGAGCCAGGAGCTGAGGCTTCGACATCTGGTTCTTGGCCTCGATGATCTGCGACCGCGTCCGGTTGTACTCCTTCTGGATGGGGAGCAGATCGACGATCGTGGATTCCCCGTAGAACCGACCTGTAGGGACTCCCTTGAAGTCGGTGAAAGGGTACTCCTTCTTGTAGAGCGGCCACTTCGGATCGCCTGTCAGAGGGTCAGACGACGAGAACAGCAGCTTGCCACCCGCCCACACGAACATGGCTCCGGCCGGGTACCGGACGTTCGGCTTGATCCAGATCTCCTTGACGCAGACCTGCGACACGCGCCCAGGCTCCAGGTTCAGAGCCTGGAGCAGCTGCGACTCGATGACACCGCCGCCGCGCTCGATGGAGTCTGCCCGGACCTTGACACCGAACTTCGTTTCGACCTCTTCAGGCGACTTCATCGCCTGATGGATGATGAACTCCTGCTTCTCGATCTCTGGCTGATCGAGGTTGGCAAAGAACAGGTGAAACGGAGTCGGGACTTCCATCCCGATCGTGCCGACACCATCATCGCCAGGAGTCGGGTCCCACCAGTCCTTGATGAACCCGGTGCCCGTGATGGCCCTCCAGAACTGGGAGTTCCAGAGGTGCTCCTTCATGCCGAGCGTGCGGAACAGGTGCTCGTAGATGGCCTCACCTGCTCGAGCAGCTGCGATGTCCGAGTCGTCGGTCGACCCAGGGATGACGTAGGCGGTGGGCTTCTCCTTCATCACCTTCGACATCTCACGCCGGATGGCCGGACGAATCCGGTTCACGACGAGACGCACACGCCACGGCGGTGCCTGCGGCTCGTACAGCCGAGCGAAGTCCGGTGACGCCTGGCTGAGCCAGGTGATCCACTGACGCCCGAAGTAGAACGACAGGTTCACGAACCACTGCCGCTCAAAGCGCCACCGTGCCGACCGGGCTCGCTCGTACAGCGAGTCCAGATAGCGGACAGTGTCACTCTCCTGGCGCTTGTTCGCCAGAATGCGGAACGGATTCGGAATCCCCCGCCCGTCGTCGTCTGAGACTCCTGCGGAGTCGACTAGAGAGCTGCTAATCGGCACCGATGGTGCGGTCGGCGTTGCCGAGTATTGCATCCATCTCTCCAAGCGCTCGGTCCATGTTCTCCGGATCGAAGTCGTCGAGGAGTCCAGCCCTCTTCATCTCGACGAGGTCTTGCGAGGTTCCTACAGGGGGGCCGTCAGCCCCGTGCACCACCATGGATTGAGAGGCTTGCGCGAAGTCCGCCCAGGTCTTGGCCATCACCCGGTTCAGGAGGTTCTCCTCCTTCATCCGCCAGTCCGCTCGCTCCGTCTCGTGCTGGCTCCAGACCTGCCGGAGGATCCTCCAGAAGACCAGACAGATCGCCAGCGCGAGGATCATCGGGGGCAATGACCCGAGCAAGAAATAGGCCACTGAAGACTTGTCCAAGGCCATCAGCCTTCCGTCGGGCCTCGAAGAGATCATCTTCGAGGCGGGAGATACGAGCCAGCAACGGCCCCTGCTCGACGATGCCCTGCTCTTGGCACATCGCCACCAGGCAGAGCTTGCAGACGTAGACCGTAGTCGAATCGACCCCCTCGTCACCGGCCACTTCGCCGAGGTCGAGGAACCAGTCACGGTCGTCGCTCGCTCCGCCAGTGCAGCGGATGCAGTTGTAGGGCGGTCGCTCAGGGACCGTCACGAAGGCGTGCATGTCAGGCCTCGGACTCCTTGAGCCGCTGTGCGGCAAGGTCGGCTTCCGACGGCTCCCCCTCGCCGACCGGCACGTCGGGCTCGGAAGCGCCGGCCGGCGAATCGGGGGCCTGGTTGCCGAGGCCGATGTCGAAGTTGGCGGTGGAACCCGTCTCGGCGTCGCCGGAGTGACCGCTCCCGCCGTCGTCGCCGGACGGGTCCACCTCACCCTCATCCTCCGACGAGGTCTCGTTGACGGGGGCGCCCTGCACCTGGCTGAGCTGCTCCTGGCGCTCCACCTCGTTCTGTGCCCGCACCTCTTCGACACGGTCCTGCTCGGCCTGGGCGTCGGCCCGACGCTTGGAGGCCTCGAACAGCGGATCGACGCCCTGGTTCGACGCTGTCGGCAGCTCGTCGAGCATCTGCTGGCGCTCCGCGGCCTCCTCGCCGGTCAGGGTGCGGTTCTGCGCCGACTCGAGGTCCTCGAGCGTTGGGCGGCCGTCCTGTGCGACGAACTCGTAGCGCAGCACGACCTCGTTCTGGTCGGGGCGCACGTTGAGGGCGCCGGCCTCGCCGGTCGAGCCGTTCAGCGAGACGCGCGTGATGCGGCGGTCCGTGATGTCCCGCAGCAGCTCGAACTCCTTGCCATCACCGTGGTCGAGGTAAATCTTCAGGCCCATGGTCTCACCACTCCGATCCGAGTATGTCGTCAACCACTCGGCGGTGGTCAACATGGGTTGCCGGGTCCGTGCGGCCATGATACGGGCTGACGGACCCCATGCCAGGCGGTCTCCCTATTTCCTCGGGAGGCCGTAGGTCTTCCACCATCGGGCGAGATGCTACTCCGTACCGAAGGTCATCAACCGCGTGGTCATCCTTCTTATGCGGCTCTTCCTTCGGATTCTTCTCGCGATCCATCTTCTTGTTCGCCCAAAGCGCCCACCGGTACCTCTTGAGCTCCCAGATCAACTGCGGGTTGTTAGCGCAGATGTAGAGGGATGGACGAACCCCTCCACCACCGAACTTGTTCCGAACCGCGTTGAGGCCGGCTGGCACATCGTTGTTGCCGAGCATGATCGGAACACCGAGATCAGTGTACGCGATCTGCACTGAAGTACCTGTGATCGGGTCGCGGTTGCGGATACTCGGATCCCCCACCCTGTAGGCGGCAGGAACCCGATGAACGATCTCCCGTGCGAGAACTTCCTTGGCGTGAACCTCAACGATCTCGTCAGCCCGATAGTACTCGTCATAGACGATCTGCACACCCTCGCGGTTAACAGCTGACCAATGCCACGACGTAGGAGCCTGCAACCCATGATCCATGTGAGCGAAATGCAGCCAGTCCCTGACATGCAACTCAGCAGGATGAACAGGCTTGATCACGTGAATCGACTCGTTGAAGTTCGGGTAGATGAGACCGCCGCGCTGGACATACTGCCCGTGCAGACGAGCCTTCTTCTCGCTGGCATCCAGACCCGCCAGCAAGATATCAAGCTCACCAGGGTTCAGGTGAGGGTTCATGTGGGAGTCAACCTCAACCACGAACAGGTTAGGGTCGTACTCCGGATGCGCCGGGTTGGCCTTCTCGTAGATATCGTCGTAAGTCCAGGTCATGCCCTCAACCGGAGTCATGGTCATCCACCACGATCCAGCGACATCCAGGAGGCGCATGAGACACTCGATAAAGATGTCCTTCGGAGGTTCCTCGTCGAACCAGCACCAGTCACGACTCGTACCGGCGAACTTCAGCACGGCCTGATCGTATGACATGAACTCGATCGTGGAGCCGTTGGCAAGGTACAGCGTACGGAGGTTTCCATCGTACGAGTCCTCCCAAGACCCACCCTTCAGCTGCGACGGCGGCAGCCAACGGGCAATCTCTGGCTTCACGATTTTGTCGACTCCTTCTACGAAGTCGATAGCTACCACGCGCCCGTGCGTAGGGGGCGGTTTCACCGGCCGCCAAGGGTGTTCTCCCGTAGCGTTCCAGATTCCCTCGACCGCCCCTCCCACCGTCTTGCCAGAGCGGTTACCGCCAATGAACTGCCGTCCTCGAGCCTGCGACCGGTGAAACATCTCCTGCTTCACATGAGGCACGTATCCGTAGATGTTCGGCCGCCGAGCAGCCGTACGCAGCTGCTCGATAAGTCGAAGATTTAGCTCACTCTCCGTCTTGATCCTCGACTTGTGTAAGGCCACAACACTCCTACAGGGGCTAGACGGACACGCGGCTGTCCATGAGGGTGCCCGCGGCCGTGGCGGTGATGGTGTAGAGCTCTGGGCCGCCGTACGCATCAGGGACCTGCACCTCGACAGCGTAGTGCAGACCCGCTGGAGTGATCTGGTCCGTGCGCTCGAGCGCCATGGTGATCAGACCGACATCGTTGGACGTGAACCACTGCTCACGCGCAACTGCCGAGTCATCGGACCGGAATCCCTGCCCGCTTAGAGTGGCCCGGGCCATGACCCCCTCCAGCTCGAAGCCGCTAGGAGTCTTGACCGTATGCGTGATGTTGACTGTAGCCATCACCCCTCCGTCAACTGTGGGACTTGCAGAGTCGGAACGACGTCGATAACGCTGGCAGGCGTCCGATCGATTTGAGGCCTCTGGCCTTTCACCAGCAGCTCGAAGTCGTTGGCGATCTGTTCGAGGAGGGCCGGGTCCTGAATACGAGCCTGTAGGACCTCGATCAGGCTGCTCAGGAACCCCTCGATGTTGATGTTATGGTTGACCGACCGCTGGAACTGCCCGGTCAGCTCGAAGTAGAACTCGACTGCCCGCTGGTTGCCGCCCTCCATATTCCGGAGAAGTGCCAGCTGCGCCACAGGGTCGGCGTCCTCGAACTTGGTCCTCGCGATATCCATGTAATGCTGCTTGAACACCGGATCTCGCATCCAGCCATTCAACTTCGCGAGGGTGATTCCAGCCCCCTCGCACTTCTCACGCTTCGACCGCCGGTCGTTGAGATCCAGCAGCGAGTTCAAGATGATGACCTGCTGTGGCAGCAGCACTTCCGAGTCATGAGCAAGCTGGATACCGAGCTCACTCATCATGTACTTGAACTCGACGCTGTCGTACCACTTGCGAGCCGTGTCAACCGTGACGTTGACAGCTTCAGCCAACTTCTCAGCAGTGGGAGCCCGACCGTTGTTGAGATGACACTGGTTGATGTACGTCATCGCTTCCAGCTTCTTCTCGGTCAGCTTGATTTTGGTCGGGTCGAAAGTCTCACTCACAGCAGGCCATACCTTTCTTCGATCTCTTCCAGGATCCTCTCATCGATACCGGCAGCATGCAGAGCGATGCACATGGAGCCAGAGAAGTTCTTCGCCTTCTCTGAACTGTGCAGCAGCGCGACCGGTATGCAGAGGTCCTTACAGAACCCGGATGTGGATAGCCCTAGGAACTGACGGAGGCTCTTGATGGGGTTCGTGCCCGGGATCCCCAGCGCAGCAACAGGGAGCGTCTCAAGGGAGTACTTCTCCCGAGCCACACCGCGCTTGCGTGCCAGGAACATGTTGAAGGAATCCTCAATCTGATACCCGGTGAAGTCAGAGTTCTCCACTGCCCACCGAAACACCACGGGAAAGATATACTCGCACATGCCATGCTCGACCATATAGATGGTCTGATAGTGGCAGCCGATCTTCTCTGCAGCTCTCCTCATGCTGAGACCGAGACCGAGCCGGATAGCGTGAACCGGGTTCTCTCCCCTCTCGAGCAGCTCGTCATACGATCCGGCCAGCACGACGCCAGTATCGTGCACATTGTTATAGTAATCAAGTTTACTCCAAATTACTCCTTGACACGTCGCCCATGTTTGTTATAGTGAACAGGTGGCAGGTAACCGTTCTCTGAGGAAGACCAAGACCAACCCACTAGGTCATCCAATGAAATCGAGAACTTACATGTTACCTCAAGAACTGATCGCCTGGCTGGACATGGAAGCTGACGAAACTCGCAAGCCAGCTTCGGTAATCGTGCGAGAAGCCTTGGAACGGCACCGCCAGTACACTACTATGAACAGAACGACAAAGGGGCAGAGTAGTGGCGATTCCAGCAATTGACGAGGCCATCACTCCGGAGCTGGTGTACTCCGAAGACGAACCTGATCGGTTCGGGTCCTTTCACGCGTACCACGCCAATTGCCTCGATGCAACAAAGATCATCGAACGCAGCACCGTGTCTCTGGTCGTCACTTCGTCTCCGTATCCGGGGGTGGACCAGCCGACCGACGACTACGTCACGTTCTCGGATCCTAAAGACTTCCACCTCTGCCACAAGGTTCTCGACCAGGTATGGCTGACATGCTTCGAGCTGCTCGCCGACCTAGGTCGACTGTGCGTCAACATCTACGACATTCCTCGCGGCGAAGAGGGCATGTTCCCCAACGTCGCTCGAGTGATCTCGGGATGCCTCAATATCGGCTTCGTGCTGCGCGAGGACTACATCTGGCACAAGGGCGCATCGTACAGCCCGCCGTCCGGATCCTGGCCGCTCCCCAAGGGCGTGCTGTCCGGCAACACGTACGAGCACATCCTGGTATTCCAGAAGCCGCTCAAGTTCTCGCAGCGCCGGATCAATCCCAAGGACTATCCGGAAGAAGTGAAGAATGCCTCAATCCTCGGAGCCACCGAACACGCGTGGCTCATGGACCCCGTCTGGAAGATCAAGGCGGACCGCACAGCTCGAAAGCTCGGACACCCGTTCCCATTTCCTGAGGAACTCCCTGAGCGGCTCATCAAGTTGTACTCCATGGCCACGGACACTGTCTTTGACCCGTTCGGTGGAGCTGGGACTACTGGCATCGTGGCCCAGCGACTCGGCCGACGAGGCATCATCACCGAGCTTTCACGTGTTTTCGTCGAGGACATGATCAAGCAGAGGACAGCACAGACCACAATGTTCTGACCTACAGGGGGTAGAAGTGCTCATCGACTACTTCATGGGCGCAGCCGCGCTGGTGCTTGCGCTCATCGCGATCGTCACCTTCCCACAGATCGTGCGAGATGCGTGCGTACCCGAGCCGCCAATCTTGACACCGGCGGCTCGGAAGTTCTGCCGGATGCTCTACGAGGCCAACCGGCCTCGTGGCTCCCGGCTGCAGACGCCTCCCGGCTATCTCCGTCCAAAGTGGGCACCGCGATGAGGTGGTGGCACCCCTTCCGAGATCGAGAAGACAGGATCAATGCCGAGCTCCAAATCCCCGACCCCGAAGCTGAAGGTGCATCCAGGCGTGCTGCCCACGATCAGCAGACTCGCCGCCTTCAGCTGGCCGAGTTCAACCGGAGGTTCGGTGGCCGACCCAAGCATCGCTCAACGCCATCATGAGATCCAGGAGCGGCAGGCAGTCCTGATCGCCGCCGGGATCCTCGTCCGCTGCGAGGGAGACAGTTGCGGCCGGGCGTTTCCCGTCGAGAAGGTCCACAGGTTCGAGCACGGCGACAAAGAGGTTAAGCTCTGCATGAAGTGCTGCCCGAGGTGTGAACCGTGACGGAACGTGTTCTGACCGACGGCATCTTCAAAGGACTCCCGTACGAATACGTTCTAACAGGGCTCGAAACGGGCGCAGGCGAGGTGCGAGCCTACGGCATGGCTCATCTGCCACCGGAGATTGGAGACCTCACTCCAGAGCAGTTCTGGATGGTCATCACCTGGAATGTCGAAGGGTGCATGCAGGAAATCAAGTTCATTCATGAGTACCGCGTTGTGCGCCCGATGGAGTGGACTATGAAAGTCGCTCCAATCCTTCCGCTAGAAGAAAGTGACAAAGAGTGAAACTCTGCTTCATCGATACCGAGACCACCAGCCTGGACCCCCGGACCGGGCAAATCTGGGAGGTCGGCCTGATCGTCCGTGAGACCGATCCATCGCCAGCCAGCGACGAGGGCGAGTGGATGGAGACCCAGTACGTCTGGCAGTTGCCGGTCTGCCTCGAGTTTGCCGATCCGATGAGCTTGAAGATCGGCGGCTTCCACGATCGGCGCTGGCGCAACCCAAAGATCGACTCCGACGGGTTCCCAGCGCACCCCGTGACGCTGCAAGCCCTGAAGGAAACCCTCAACGGCTCGTTCTCCCACAACTCGGACTTCCAGACGGTCCTCCCCACGGAGAGCCTGGTGGACTGGGCGGACCACTTCGTCGAGCTGACGCGCGGATCGCACCTCGTCGGCAACAGCACCAGCTTCGACGAGGAGCGTCTGCGCAAGCTGCTCAACGGCCTCCACCAGTGCCCGATGTGGCACTACCAACTCGTCGAGGTCAAGAACCTCGTCGCCGGCGCCCTGCACCTGCCGCCCACGTGGAGCTCAGAAGAGCTGTCCGAGACTGTCGGCGCTCCCGTGCCGCAGAACCGCCACAGCGCACTCGCGGATGCCCGGTGGGCGGCGGACATGTACGACGCCGTCATGGAGATGCAGATCGAGGGCTACGCCGCCGACCTGCGCCGGGGCCTGATGAACGAGCGAGCCGAGAAGGCCGGCACCAAGACCTGAGGAGGGATAACAGGGAGGAGCAAGCGTGCTAGTAGGTGAGTTACGTGAGCAACTCAAGGAGCTCCCAGACAACGCGCAGGTCTGGGTGCGCGACACGACAGTTCGGTCTGAGCTCTTCACGAAGTGGGATCAGCCAGTCCGATGTGTTCGTCGTCTCCGCACTCGGTTCCTCAAGAGCAAGATCGTCACGATCGAGTTCGGGGGCTAACCTCCCCTACAGGGGGGTGCATTTCCAGAAGGGCCGCTCGAGGGAGGTCCGTCCGGTCGGGAAGTATCTCGGTTGGGCGGGCCTGGCCCTCACCTATGCGCTGATCCTCCCTACCCTCTACCTGATCTATACGGCAACCCACCTGTAGGGAGACGAAATGGGAATCGAAGACGCAAAGCCCGCCGTCCGAGACGGCAAGGGTGGCGGCATGAACGTCGAGATCAACGACGCCGACGACAAGGGGAAGGCTCCGGACCCGCCCAAGGGCGGCACCAAGGACGGCGGCCACGTCACCGGGAAGAAGGACTGATGCCTGTCAGCGAGCGCAACCGGCGCATCTTCGAGGAGTGCGCCGCATCGGACGAGCCCTGCATCGTGTTCAGGGCCAAGGACTACATCGCTCCCGACGTGCTCAACTTCTACAAGCAAGAGGCGCAGCAAGACGGCTGCGCGCCAGAGTTCATCGAGGCCGTCGAAAGCCACCTCGGGAAGTTCATCGACTGGCAGAAGGCCAACCCCGACAAAGTCAAGCACCCGGACCTCCGGGAAGGAGAGCAAATCGCATGAGCATCCAGCGGTACAGCGACGCCGCGAGCCTGCACCGGCAAGTCGATTTCATCACCGGCTACCGTCGCCCAGAGTTCCAGGAGACGATGGACCGGATGGGGCTGATCCGCGCGGAGGTCGCCAGGCTCGGCCACTCGCTGATCAACACCTGCCCGATCGGCAACGAGCTGTGGGATGCCCTCGATCTGCTCGACGATCTGAGCATGAAGGCGATCGCGTCGCTCGCACGGCACGAGCCGGCTGGGTCGACACCCAACACGACCTCGCATCCGAAGCCGAAGCCGACGGGCAACATCCTGAACCTCATCGCCGTCCTCGAGAAGGGCGACTTCTACACGGACTACGACGAGTCCCTCGAGCTGCTCCGGAAGGCGAAGGTGGATCTCGGGCTGCTGCAGCCACAGAACCCCGATCCCCGGCCCGACCCCGCCGCTCAGGAGATCAAGTCCTTCGCCCAGTCGTACCCGAAGGAGATCTTCGGCAGCCAGCTCGGTGCCGTCGCGCCCTCGGACAAGGCCCTCGTGAACCCTGCCGACACCGACCACGAGATGATCGGCTTCGACGACACGAACGAGGGCGAGGTGAGGCGCCGAGTCAAGGACAACCCTCAGGCGTGATCTACATAGTCGCGGCGGGGCTCTTGCCCTGTCTAGGGTTTATCGTCGGCTCGTACCTAATGAGCCGACGTCACTGATCGAAGAAGCCCCGGCCTCAGCTGCGGAGGACCGGGGCTTCTTCACGTTCAGGCCTCAGCTGTCAGTTGCAGTCGACTGAGCCGACGCTGATGTCGTTGTTGTCCCAGAGCGTGGCGTAGAACGCGCAGCTCGGTTCGTGGCCGCCTCCGTTCCACCGGATCCAGCAGGCCGCTCGGACCCACCCCGATCCCATCTGGTCGTAGACGGCGTACAGGACCTCGTACGGCCCGTCGGGGATCTCGTTCGTGACGTTGACGGCCGCGAGGCACGTCCATCCCGCCGGAGGCACGTCGGCCGAAGCCGGCGAGCTGGCCGCGAGGGACAGGGCCAGGATGAACCCAGCGAAGAGGATCTTGAGCTTGTTCACATCGCTCCTCAGGGGCAGTAGTCGAGGTAGGTTGGACCGTAATCGTGCCCGGTCACGTAGAGATTCCACCACCGAGTGGCGTAGTAGTACCGGTGGGTTGCGGCGTTCTGCATGCAGCAGTAGTAGTCCACGTAGGCCCAGTTCTCGCCGACCTCATTCAGGTGCGAGTGCGCGACGTTCGTGTACCCGGGCAGCATGGCCTGGTAGCACGTGGAGTGGCTGGTCCCGTCGAAGTGGTGTGCTGAAGCGGGGCTCGCGAACGCAGTCACCGAGGTGAGTGCGATGACGACCGCCGCCAGCAGGATTCGTAGCTTCTTCATACATTCCTTCTTCATAGGCCCCGATCCTAGGGTCAGAAGTTATAGCCGTACAGCGGACTCGCTTCGATGTTGTCGTGACGCACCGGAGACGCGCTCGAATGATGCGCTGCCCCGATCGTGGCGACACCCTCCGTTGGGACCGTTGCTCCGGCCACCGTCGTCAGGTCCCACGTGTTCGCGAACTCCGATTCCCACGCCGGCGGGCCTTGGTTGATCGGACCGGGGTTGGCTCCGTTGTAGTGACCGCTCGCGTCCGGCCAGCACCTCGCCTGCACGAAGTTACCGATGCGCCGAGCCTCGACGAAGTACGGGAGCGATCGCGTCACAACTCCCGATCCGCCAGCGTCCGCGTCGTCCACAACTCCCGGCTGAGCGAGCACGATGGTCGTGTTGGTGACCGCCGTCACGTAGAGGCGAGGCGAGTTGTAGGTGGCGTCGACGAAGCCGGTGGTCGTGACTCGATCGCCGACCTTGAAGCCGTGACC